GCTGGCGGTGGTCCTGTTCGCGCTGCCCGGGCTCGCCTGGGCCCAGACGCAGATCGACCGGACCACCTTCTCGAGCGCGGTCTCGGCGACGGCCACCCGCCTCACGCTCTCCGCGGCCTCCGGGTCGGTGGCGGGGGGCTATGTCTACGTCAACGGTGAGCTGATGCAACTCACCTCGGCGGTGAACGCGTCCACCACGCAATGGAATGTGCGCCGGGGCCTCTCGGATGGGTCCGAACCCGCGCGCGCCCACGGCACGACCGCCATCGTCTGGGTGATGGGTGGCGGCGAGTTCAAGACGTTCGACCCGTCTGGCACGTGTGTCGCGACCAGCGAACGCTACCTCCCGCACCTCAACGTCAAGAAGAACCGCATCTGGGACTGCGCGGGGAACGGTCTGTGGATGTCGCGCGACGGCGCCGAAGTCAGCAACTACTCGCAGGCACTGCTGCCGTGCGGGGGGAAGCTGAAGTGCCGCGAGGAGTTCAACGGTGGCCATCTCGTCATGCAGGACGACGGGACCGCGAAGAGCGTTTCCGACACCGAGGAGAACTTCGTCTACGGCTCCCCGCTCGGCGCCATCGAGTACCGGGAGGACGTGGCCAAGACCACCAGTTCGTGGGTCACGATCAACGGGCGACTGGACATCTCGGCCGACGACACCGCGGCCGAGGGCGTCGAGATCGTCTTCGGCGCCAGTTCGGACGCGGCGCTGAATCAGGTGATCGATGTCGGCACCAACGGGGCCTGCATCTCGGCGATGGTCACGGTCACGCTCATCGCGGGCGTGGACGAGTTCCACATCGGCTGGCGCCAGAACGAAGCGTTTCAGGACACCGTGGCGTACGCCGGCTACGGCGACTGGGCCGTGATCGGCCTGGTGGACGCCGCTGGTGACCTCGACGCGCAGGACGAGGAAGCCGGCGGGGGCACCCTGAACGACGACACGGGCATCACGTGGGCCAACGGCGAGCGCCGGGCGCTCAAGGTCTGCATCAGCTCCACCGGTGTCCCGACGTTCTGGTACACCGATGCGTCGCCAGACCAGGATGCGCCCATCTACCGACAGGTGTCGACGTCGAATACGGGTGATGCCCTGACGTCTGGTGACGGCATGGTGCCGTTCCTCGCGTTCACGGCGGCCGGCACGACCGACGCGGGCATCCTGATCGACTGGGTGCAGATCGAATACGCCCGCTGACGCGGTGAGAGGCTGAGACGCACATGCGAAAACTCTACGCAGCAGTTCTCGTCGTCGCGCTGACGCTGGCCTGGGCGGGTCTCGGACTCGCCCAGAACAGTGCGGGTGGCTCGTTCGTGCCCAATTTCAACTACGTCGTGTCTGGGCAATGGACGTGGCGGACCCTGGCGAGCCCGTTCATCTTCGAGGGAACCTCGGAGGACGCCTTCGAGACGACGCTCACCGTCACCAACCCGACGGCGGACCGGACGTGGACACTCCCCGACGCGTCCGACCAGTTCGTCGGGCGCGCCACGACCGACACGTTGACCAACAAGACGCTGACCTCGCCCGTGCTGGGCGGCAGCGTTACCGGCACGTACACGCTGGCCGGCACACCGACGCTGACGAGCCCGACGCTCAACCTCCCGATTATCGCGAGCGAATCGGTGACGGCCGCTGGGGCCACCGAGACGTTGACGGTTGCGGACTGCGGGCAGACGACGCTCCTGGACACGCTGGCTGGGTCCGTCGTCACGCTCCCTGCCGCGACCGGAAGCGGGTGCACGTTCCGGTTCCTCGTCACGCTCACGAACACGTCGAATGACCACTCGGTTGTGGTGGTCGGCAATGACGAGTTCGTCGGAGGACTCATCAGCATCGGGACCACGGCGGATCAGACCGATGCGTTCACCGCGGCGGCGGCCGGCGGCGTGGATGCCATTCAGATGAACGGCAGCACGGAAGGCGGGCTGCTCGGCACGTGGATTGTCGTGCAGGACATTGCGGCGGACACGTGGGGTCTCTCAGGCATCGTGATCAGCACGGACGCGTCCGCGACGATGTTGGCGACGGGCGTGGCGAGCTGATTCGCACAAAGGAGTAGTGAGACATGGCGAAACGAGCGGCAAAACCACCGGCGCCGAAGCCGGCGGCCACCGACGAGGACTCGGGCATCTCGCAGTATCCGACGACCAAGTACCGGAAGGTCCCGGTCACGGACAAGTTCCCGCACGGCTACGAGGCGCGGCAGTGTGAGACCGAAGACGACGAGCCGAAGTTCGACCCGTCGGTCTGGAAGGACTCCCCCGGCGACCTGGCGGCGAAGTCTGGGAAGCGGAAGCCTGCCGAGGCCGCCGCGGACGAGTCGACCGGCGACGCAGGCGAGTAAGCGCGCGACCGCGCGCGATCGGAGCGCACTGACCGATGCCGACCTACACGGGAACGCAATTCGCTCGAGCGGCGCTGAAGGAGATCGGGGTCCTCGACCCCATCGAAGACGGCGCCCCCGAGTTGATCGCTGAAGCCTTGGAGGTCGGCACGGACTTGCTCGACAGCCTCCGCAACGAGCACCTCACCATCAGCGGGGTGACGCGGACGGTGTATGCCCTGGCCTCTGGGCAGCAGACGCGCACCATCGGCAGCGGAGGGAATTTCGACCAGGACTATCCGGCCGACATCCGCCGCTGGAGCGTGATTGCCGACAACACCGCGACGCACCCCGTCGAGCAGCACCGCGGCCGTCCGCTCACGGATGAGGAGTGGCAGGCCATCTCGGTCAAGACCTCGACGGGTGTGCCGAGCAAGATGTGGTTCGACCAGCGCTACGCCGCGGGCTTGGCCCGGTTGCTGTTCTGGCCGATTCCGAACATCGCCATCGCGAGCGTGGTGCTCTATCAGTTCGTGCCTGCCATCGTCTCGCTGGTGGCGGCGACGAGCTACGACCTGCAGCCCGGGTTCGCACTGGTCATCAAGACGGGCATCGCCAACGAGCTCGCGGAGAGCGGGCGCTTCGACGTGGACGCGGACCGCGCGACGCGCATCGCGCGGCGCCATGCGCGAGCGCTCGGCCGGCTGAAGAAGGCGAACATCCGGACGCCGGAGTCGCGCATTCGGAGCGACTTCGCGACCATCGGCTACTCGCGTCGGGTCCACAACCTCTACACGGACTCGTAACCACCATGCGCCTGAAAGGATTCGCCAACGGGGCGTACCGAAGCCAAAGCCTGATCGCCGCCGGCGAGAAGTGCATCAATCTGTTTCCGGAGCGGGTGCCGTCCGGCAACAAAACCCAGATGATGCTCGTCCCGGCGCCCGGGATGAGCGAGTTCGCGACGCTGCCGAAGGCGCCCGGCCGCGGCATCTTCTGCGAGCGCGGGCGCCTGTTCGCCGTCGGCGGCAACGCGCTGTACGAAATCGACTCGACCGGTGCGACCGTCACCGCGCGTGGCGACCTCGTGGTCGACGCCAACCCCGTCACGATATCCACCAATGGGGATGGCGGGGAAGAACTGCTCGTCACGTCCGGGGGCCGCGGGGACATCCTCGCGCTGGACACGAACACCTTCTTCCCGGGCGAAGTCAACGACATCACGTTTGCCGGCCAGCTCGATGGGTTCTTCGCGGGGCTCCACGTGGACGCCGCCGCCCAGACCTCGACGATGAAAATCAGCGAGTCGTTCGACGGCCAGACGTGGGACGGCACGCAGATCGCGCAGCGGACGGCGGCCTCGGACCCCTGGCAGGCCATGATCATCGTCAAACGTGAGATTTTCCTGTTCGGCGAGAAGACGGGGGAGGTCTGGTTCAACGCGCGACGCTCCCCGTTCCCGTTCGCGCAGCGGTCTGGCGCGTTCTTTGAAGTCGGCATTGTCGCGCCGTTCTCGCTGCACAAGTTCGGCGGCTCGATGGCGTGGCTCGGCCGCGACGAGGCGGGGACCGGCGCCGTCTACTGGATGAACGGCTACACGCCGGAGGAAATCAGCACCGCGGCACTGCGGTGGGAGATCAGCCAGTACGAGGAAGCCGGGCGCATCGACGACGCGATCGGGTGGGGCTATGAACGGGAGAAGCATCGCTTCTATGTGCTGAAGTTCCCCTCGGCCGGGCGCACCTGGGTCTACGACGCCGAGACGAACCTCTGGCACGAACGCGGGTTCTGGAGCAGTGACGCGCAGGACTTCCTGAACTATCGCCCCCAGCTCCACGCGGTGGCGTTTGGGCGCAATCTCGTGTGCGACAGCGACAGCGGCAAGATTTACAGCCTCTCGTCGACCGTCTATCGCGACGTGGACGACGAAGAGTTGCGGCGCGTGCGTCGCTCGCCGCATCTGAGCAACGAGAACAAGCGCCTGTTCTTTCCCTACTTCGAGTTGGAGTGTGACCGCGGTGTGGGGCTGCTTGAGGGCCAGGGCTCAGACCCGCAGGTCGGATTGCGCTACTCGAACGATGGCGGGTCGACGTGGGGGGAGACGCGGTTTCGCAGCCTGGGCGCGCGCGGGCAGACCGGCACGCGCGTGCGCTGGGATATGTGCGGCTCGGGGCGCGATCGCGTCTGGGAGTTGTGGTCGTCCGACCCGGTCGCCACGCGGTGGCATGACGCGTATGTGGGGGCGCGCTGAATGCCGCAGGCGGAATCCTTCCCGCTCTACGAAGCGTTTGCGGTGCCCGACAAGCGCCGGCACGCGCTCGAAGGCAAGCTGCCAAAGCTGGTCATGGGGCCCGAGTACGTCAAGTACTTCGGCACGCTGGAGGAGACCATCGGCGAAAAGCCGGCGCGCAAGGTCCATCTCCGGCTGACCGAGCAGATCGCGAGCGTGGGTGTGACGCCGCTCTCGATTGGCGACCTGTCACCGGGCATCTGGCGCATCTCGACGCACGTGCGCGTCACGCGGCCGGGCACCGTCAGTTCGTCGATTCAGGTGACGGTGCACTGGACGGATGGCGGCGACGCGCAGACCGAGTCCGGGGCGGCGCTCAACGGGAACGCCGTGACGACGCGTGAAGGGAAGACGTTCATCATCCGGAACGACGCCGCCGCGCCGATCAGTGTCTCAACGACCTACGCGACGGCGGGCGCGACTGACATGCAGTACGCGCTCGACGTGGTCGCCGAACAACTGGCGATGGACGACCTTGGCGATTGAGAGCGCGACCCTGCGGCCGGCGACCGAGCGCGACCTCTTCGACGTCGCGCGCATGGCCTCGTCGTTCTTGCGCTCGGTGGAGACCTACGGCGCGGTGATTCCGAACACACCCGCGCACATCGACCGCGTGAGTCGCACGCTGCTCGAGCACGGCGTGATCGTCCTCGCCGAGCGACACGGGATTGCGGTGGGGATGATTGCGGGCTTGGTCTATCCGGACCTGATGACGACGCTGATCACGATCAGCGAGCTGTGGTGGTGGGTGGACGAAGACGTGCGGGGCACAGGGATCGCGGAGGTCCTGCTCGAGCGCTTCGAACTGTGGGGACGCGAGCATGGCGCGACGCGCGCGCAAATTGGGTCGCGGCATCGCGTGCTGGATCGCTACTACAAGCGCTTCGGCTACGCGCCGATTGAACGGATCTTTGTAAAGGAGCTGGTCTCATGATTGCAACCGGCGCCGCCATCGCCCTGGCCATCGCGGGAGGCGCCAGCGCGGGCGCCAGCGCGTACGCGGCGAAGAAAGCCGGCGACACGAATCGCCGGTCCATTGAAGCCGGTGAGCGCTCAGATATCCGCTCGGTCGACCTCGAACGGGAGGCGCTCGCGGCCCGGACCAAGGCCTACAACGACGCGATCGCCGCGGACCAGCAGCGCTGGGCCGACTACTCGCGCATCATGGAACCGCATTGGGCGATGAGCCGGAATGCGCTCGGCGGCCTGTACGACCTCGCCGGATACAGCGGGGGGCCACCGCCGGGTGCGCAGGGCTCTGGTGGTCTGCCACCTCCAGGGGCGAGCGCGGGTCCGCCGCCGACGCTCAGTGATGCGATGGGCAGCGGCGCGCCGCCGCGACTGGTTGGGCGGGGCTCAACGCCAGGGGCGCGCCCACGGTATCAGCCCGCGCCGCTCGTGCAGATGCCGCAGGCCGACACGATGCAGTCGCTGCCACAACTCATGGCGATGGGGTCTTCGAGTCGCCCGTAACCGTGTGAAGGATTCGACCGATGGCGATTGACTACTACTACGAGGACGGGTCCAACGAGGACCCTGGCGGCACCGAGCCGGAGCCGTCTCAGCCCGGGAACGAGCCGACCGACGCCGAGCAGGATGCGAACCGACTCGCGTTTCTCCGTGAGGAGTATCGCCGGATCATGGGCGTGGACCCATCAGAGTCCGACCTCGCCGACGCGCTCGACCGCTATACCCGCTTCGGTGGCGATGCGATGCGCGAGTGGTTGTCGCAGCGCGCGGGGTCGCAAGGTGG